TTAAGTTATAGTGATTTAGTTACACAAATTAGAAACTACACAGAAACAGATTCTAATGTATTAACTACAGATATTTTAGAAAATATAATTTTAAATTCTCAATATAGAATTATGAGAGATGTTCCTATTGATGCAGATAGAGTGCAACAACAAGGTAATTTAGTTACTGGTCAAGAATCTATTAATTCTCCAGCAGGTTCACTTTTTATAAGAGGTATACAAGTATATGATTCTACATCAGCTATAACTGGTCCTAATATTTGGTTAGAGAAAAAAGATGTAACATATCTACAAGAATATGTATCTTCAACAGCTTCTGATAAAAGAGGTAAGCCTAAATATTATGCTATGTACGGGGGAGGAACAGGAAACACAGATACTACGTCAGGTAGGATATTTCTTGCGCCGGTTCCTGATACGACATACAAATTTAGAGTTCATTTTAATAAAATGCCAGCTACTTTAGCTTCAGATAACACTACTAATTATATCAGTCTTAATTTTCCAAATGGGCTATTATATTGCTGTCTGTCAGAGACTTATGGATTTTTAAAAGGCCCAATTGATATGTTGACACTATATGAAAATAAGTATAAACAAGAGGTACAAAAGTTTGCTAATGAGCAAGTTGGTAGAAGACGAAGAGACGACTACACAGACGGCGCAGTTAGAATACCAGTTACCTCAGCAAACCCGTAGGAGATAAACATTATGGCAATAACATCGGCAATTTGTACAAGTTTCAAACAAGAAATTTTAGTAGGTACACATAACTTTACAGCAACAAGTGGAAACACTTTTAAAATAGCTTTATACACAAGTTCAGCATCTTTAGGTGCAGCTACAACAGCTTATTCAACTTCAAACGAAATTACAAACTCATCTGGAACTGCATACACTGCAGGTGGAGCAACACTAACAAGCGTTACACCAACAACTGATGGAACAACTGCAGTATGTGACTTTGCTGATGTAAGTTATACTTCTGCTTCTTTTACTGCAAACGGAGCTTTAATTTATAACGATACACAATCTGACAAAGCTGTTGCAGTTATTGCTTTCGGTGGTGACAAAACAGTTTCTTCTGGAACTTTTACAATTCAATTTCCAACAGCAGACGCAAGTAACGCAATCATTCGTATAGCGTAAAGAGGTAACGACGGATGTCCGTTACTCAAACCTTCACAGTAACGGTATCAAATCCGGGAGCCGGAAATCGATATTATATTGATGGTGTTTTACAAAAAACTTTAAATCTCATTGAAGGAAAAACATACGAGTTTGATCAATCAGATAGCTCTAATAGTAATCACCCATTAAGATTTTCTACAACTAGTAATGGAACACACTCTGGTGGAAGTGAATATACCACTGGTGTAACTACTAATGGAACACCGGGAAGTTCCGGAGCATACACACGAATTACTGTAGCTTCTTCTGCTCCAACTTTATATTATTATTGTACACAACACTCTGGAATGGGTGGACAAGCAAATACACTTGATGGATCAATAATGAGAGCGTATGATGTAACAGTTGTTAGCACTGACTCAGGGAATAAATATTTTATTAATGGCGTACAACAAGACACTGTAAATTTAGCTGAGGGTGCAACATATTATTTTGACCAATCAGCTAGTTCTAATTCTAATCACCCGTTACGGTTTTCAACAACCTCAGACGGAACTCATAATAGTGGAAGCGAGTATACTACTGGTGTAACTACTGGAGGAACTCCTGGCTCAGCTGGAGCATATACTCAAATTGCAGTAGCAGCTAGCGCGCCAACTCTTTATTACTATTGCACTAATCACTCTGGAATGGGTGGACAAGCTAATACACCAGCTGGAAATTCATGGGGTGTGTTTCCATGGAGTGCAAATCAATATAATGACCAAGATTCTGTTGATGTTTCATTGACAGGTATATCTGCAACTCTTAGTGTAGGCTCAGTAGAGGCTGCTAATTTAGAAGGTTGGGGTAGACAAGAATGGAGTAATGGAGCTTGGGGAGTTCAATATTCTGTTGAGTTAACAGGCGTATCGGCTACTACTAGTGTTGGTTCAGTAGTTGCTACTGGTTTTCAAATAATAGAACCAACAGGTCTTGAAATTACTTCTAGTGTTGGTTCATTAAGTATAAGTTCTTCTGTTCTTCTTACAGGACAAGAGGCAACTGTATCTTTAGGCGACTCAGTAGAATTTAATGAAACAGGTTGGGGTAGATTAGCTTGGGGTCAAGCTGATTGGGGTGAAGGTGCAGATGAAACTGTATCTGTTTCAGGTTTTGGATTAACAGCTTCACCAGGATCTGTAACTACAGAAGTTGCATACTTATTAGAAATGCTTTCATCTGAAGCTTCTATGACAGCAGCTGTCGGTACTCCACAAGTTGCTGGTGAAATAGGAGTTCCATTAACAGGTGTTTCTGCAGAATTTGCAACACCAGTTGTAGCTTATTCAGGAACATTAGTTGGTTGGGGAAGAGATGCATGGGGAGATAATTCTTGGGGTGAATCTCCTGATCAAGTTATTCCTTTAGTTGGTAGAGAAGCAACAGCAAGTGTTGGAACACCTAACTTAGCTTTTGCATATGATTTAACAGGAGTATCTGCAACAACAAATGTTGGAAGTGTTACTTTTGTAATCAGTCCAACAATTAGTGTAGATGGACAATCAATAACTTCTTCTTTAGGAACTTTAGGTTTAGCATTTGGTGTAAGTACAGAGCCAATAACAAGTGTATCAGCAACAGTAAGTGTAGGAACTTTAGGATTAGAATTTGGACCAAGTCAAATTACTGGAGTTTCAGCAACAGCATCTGTTGGAGAACCTGAAATTGATGCAACTGAACTTGTAACTTTAGAAGGTGTATCTGCAACAGCTTCTGTAGGTTCTATTGTTCCGGCAATAGGAGTGCCTTTAACTGGTGTAAGCGCAACTTCTGCAGTAGGATCTTTTGCTACTATCCCAGATATAATACAAGGTTTAGTAGGAATTGAAGTAACATCAAGCGTAGGATTAATAGGAATTCAAGCTTACGGAAATATTGACACCGGTTCAAATACATCGTATACAGGTGTTGCAACAGGGTCAAATACAAGTTATAGTGACGTCGCATAGGAGATAAAAAATTATGGCATCAACATACACACCACTAGGTATAGAACTTCAAGCAACTGGAGAAAATGCCGGTACATGGGGAACAAAAACTAATACTAATTTAAGTATCATTGAACAAATTTCAGGTGGATTTTCTGCACAATCTATAGCAGGTGGTGCACAAACTACAGCTCTTACAGTTTCTGATGGATCAACTGGAGCAGTTATGTCTCACAGAATGATTGAATTTACAGGTACGATTACTGGAAACCAGATCGTAACAATTCCTTTAGATGCACAAACATTTTATTTTTTAAGAAATTCAACATCAGGTTCTTATACAGTACAATTTAAATATGCTTCTGGATCAGGAGATTCTTTTACTTTTTCAGCAACTGATAAAGGTGATGCTACTGTATTTGCTACTGCAAATGATGGAACTAACCCAGATATTTATACACTACCTTCTGGTTCAGGAGATGTGACTCTTACAGGAACACAAACTTTAACAAACAAAACTTTAACTAGTCCTAAAATTGGAACTTCAATTTTAGATACTGGTGGAAACGAATTATTTTTATTAACAGCTACAGGTTCTGCAGTAAATGAATTTACAGTTGCTAACGCAGCAACAGGTTCTGGACCAACTCTTTCATCTACAGGTGGAGATTCAAATATTGATATTAATATAACACCAAAAGGAACTGGAGATGTTGTTCTTGCTGGTGATACTGTAAAAGTTGGAGACAGTGGAGCAGCAGCTACATTAACTTCAAATGGTGCAGGAACTTTAACAGTTACAACTGGAGGAGCTGCAGATTTAGTTTTAAGCACTAACTCTGGAACTAACTCAGGTACAATTACTATTACAGATGCTGCTGATGGAGACATTACTATTGCTCCTAACGGAACTGGACAAGCTAAAGCAGTGGACGCTGCTGATGCTACAGGTGCAATTAAAATTGCTGGTAAAGAAACTATATGGATTCCAGCTGTTGCTATGTACCCTAATACAACAAACGGTGCAGCAGCTGCACAAGTTGAATTATCAAATGGTCCAGAAATTAAAGTTTTAGATTTTGATAAATCTACTGATGAGTTTGCACAGTTTGCTGTTGCATTTCCTAAATCATGGAATGCAGGAACAGTAACTTTTCAAGCTTTTTTCACAGCAACATCAACAGACACAGGAACTACTGCATGGGGATTATCTGCCGTAGCTTTAGCTGACAGTGGAGATTTAAATACAGCTTTTGGAACACAAGTTGTTGCAACAGCAAAAGCACACAGTGGAACATCAAATGACTTAGACGTTGCAGCAGAAAGTGGAGCAGTTACAATAGCAGGTTCACCAGGCGCAAACGAATATGTTTTCTTTCAAGTATCAAGAGATGTTTCAGCGGATGATTTAGATGCTGATGCAAGATTACTTGGAATCAAATTATTCTTTACTACGAGTGCTGCTAACGACGCATAAGGAATAGAATATGAGAGACCTTAAAAATAAACTTACACCAGGTAAGAACACTAAAAATATCCAAAATAAAAAAGCTAAATCTTTTGGTTATCAGATTTTAGGATTTGGTTCTGGTGGTGGCGGCCCTGCATTTGTGGTTGCTACAGGTGGAACTATTACAGAATCTGGAGATTTTAAAATACATACATTTACAAGTCCAGGGACTTTTGAAGTTACTTGCGCAGGATCCTCAGCAGGATCTGAAACAGTTGATTACATGGTTATTGCAGGTGGTGGTGGCGGTGCTTCTGGTTCAAACAACGAAGGTGGTGGCGGAGGTGGAGCAGGTGGTTTTAGAGAATCATCTGGAGCTGCTTCTGGTTGTTATTCAAGATCTCCATTAGGCGCTTGTGTTGCAGCTTTACCTGTTACTGCACAAAGTTATCCAATTACAGTTGGTGCAGGTGGTTCAGGTGCTCCAGGATCTAGTAATCCTAACGAAACAGGTAGCGTTGGATCAAATTCAGTTTTTTCAAGTATCACATCTGCCGGTGGCGGAGGTGGTGGCGGTGCTGAGCCCCCAGGTTATGGTGGAACACCCGCAACAGCAGGTGGTTCAGGTGGTGGTGGCGGAACCTACAGTAAACCGGGAGCAGCAGGAAACACTCCTCCTGTAAGTCCCCCTCAAGGAAATCCTGGAGGAACCGGAGGCGGCGGTGGTGGTGCATACGCAGGCGGTGGCGGTGGTGGAGCTACAGCAACAGGTGGAGCTG